TAGAAACAAGGGCGGATTTCAAAGACAAACGAATCGATGAATTATACACTAAGATGGATAAGATGGAAAACAAACTAGACCGGCTTAATGAGAATGTCAATCAATTGCTAATACAATCACGGCAAGGAGACACCGACCTCGAATTAAGACTAAAAGCCATCGAAACCGAACTCGCACTACAAAAACAAACCACCACTGACAACCACAACCGAATAAGCAGCTTGTTAGCAATCATTGGTGTCGGATTAACCATTATAACCATATTGATTAACGTTTACTTCAATATCATACGCTAAACTAAAAAGAAGGGATTGTGCAATATTTAATACAGGATGCACAAGTAAAAGGAGAATTGGATTATGGCCACTAAATTTAATGAAGAAATCTGCAACGAATTATGCCAATACAGGGAAGAAGGATTAGATATGAAGTATTGTGCCGACCTTGCAGGCATACACCGTAACACTCTCACTAATTGGATAAACAAGGGGAAAAAGGCGAAGAGTGGCAAATATCATGATTTCTTTCTTAGATGGAAGAGAGCAACCGCCAAGTACATAAGGTTACATCAGAACCATATCGCCGAGAGCAATAGTTGGTTAGCACATCAATACCTTTTACAGGTTACTGACCCTGAGCTTTATGTTGTAGCAGAGAAACAGGAAATGGAAGCCAACATTAATGCTGATGCAAACCTTAATGCAGATGTCGACTTAACTAGTCCAGAATTCATGAACCGAGAACTTGAACTTATGAAAAAAATAATCAGGGATAAAGAATGATAAGTGCGGAAGAGATAAGCCAAACCAATCATGGAGTACTAGGCCTAGGCCGTTGGAGCATCTATATTAACAATGGGTACTGGCAACCAAGAGACTTCGATGTCCTAATCATAGAATTATTACAGTATGCACTCCAAGGAAGGGTAAGCAAGATATTACTGGGCGTTCCTAGCCGTCATGGTAAATCCACATTAATATCTAAGAATTTCGCTTCATATTTCCTTGCACACTTCCCAAATGACAAAGTAATACTAACCGCATACTCCCAGGGATTAGCATCAGAGTTCGGTGGACAAGTCAAAGATGTACTCAATTATTATGGCAACCTATCACCATACAAAGTAAGCCTATCCACCGATAGTAAAGCCAAGAACAAATTCAAACTAAACCACCCTTACCATGGTCAAATGCTAGCAGTCGGAGCAGGCGGAAGCATATTAGGCTTCGGTGCCGGTTTATTCATAGTCGACGATCCAATTAAGAATGTCGCGGATGCTGAAAGTAAGGTCAAACAACAAAGATTAGCCGACTGGTTCGGCGGTACTGCCAAGACACGATTGGAGAGGCGTAGTAATGGCTTGCCCCCTATCATGTTGGTTATCGCTCAAAGATTGCACTTGAAAGACCTACATGGTATTATCCGTGAGACCGAACCGACAATACCTGCAAAGGAAGGCCTAGCAATACTCCGTAATGGAGGCACTATCGACCCAAACACATGGATAGACCTCAACATTCCTGCCATCTGTGACAGTCCAGATGACCTACTTGGCAGGGAAATAGGAGAAGCCCTTTGGCCACAACAGAGGAGCACCGAGTGGCTGATGGCAGAACGGAAAGCCATGGGCAGTTACCTATTCAATGCAATCTACCAGGGACAACCAGTAGAACGAGACGGCAACATCTTCAAAAGGGAGTGGTTTATGGATGACCGAACACACTACATCTATAATCAGATAAACAGGGATGAACTTCCGAAGGATTTGCCAATGATGAGATACTGGGACTTCGCAGCAAGTGGTAAGGATGGAGACCAAACCAGCGGACTATTGACTGGTTATGATGGTGAAAACCTATACTTCATAGACCTGGTGCATGGCAACTGGTCCAGTAACGAAGTACTGAAACGATTCAAAAAGACAGCCAAGCGTGATGGCAGGGGCGTACTAATCAAGATAGAACAGGAACCAGGAAGCGGAAGCAAACTATTAATCAGCAGATTCCGCAACGAAAAAAGCCTACGGAAATACCACATCAGAGCGGATAAGGTCCACTTGAAAAAGAATGTGAGAAGCTTCGACCTGGAAGCCATAGCAGAGGACCACCGATGCTACTTCGTCAGAGCGGATTGGAATATCGACCTAATCGACCAACTAGTCAGTTTCACCGGCAAAGAAGGAGCAAGTGATGATATGGTCGACACCGCAACAGGAAGTGCAAGGCACTGGTTAAGACCAAAACGAAAAATCAAAGCATAATAGAAGTGATAGAGTATGACAAAAAAACATAGTGATAGTTTCATAGTGACCATTGATAAAGATGAGCAAGTGCACCTAGTAGACCAATTAGAACTCAACAAACACGCACTCAAAGCCAACATAGACCCCGCGACAGGGAGCAAACAAGAAATAAGCGACCCACTCAAACAAGGCATTAGCATATTGAATCCGAAGTATGATCCATATGACCTTGTACAACTGCTTGACCTTTACACTTATCATGCTGCTTGTGTTGAGGCTGTGGCGGTTGATACTACTGGCGTGAATTATACTTTGAAACCAGTTGAAGGATTAGAACCGGTCGAAGCGGAGAAAGCAAGACTCGAAGAAGTATTAAACAATTCCACTCCAAGCATTAACACTCAGTTGCAGAGGATGGTTTATGACCGCAGGGCGATTGGTTATGGTGCAATTGAGATTATCCGCGAGGATACCAGTAAATCCGATATTATCAGATTAAAACATATTCCTGCTCAGACTCTCCGCCGTCATACTGATATGAAACGAGTCCTACACACTACTCCTGATGGTAAGCGTGTATGGTTCGTGATTTATGGTAAGAATTATGACCAGGATGGAGTGTTATGTGATGTGGATGCAGACACAGGACAATTCCACCCATACAATAGCCTACCAGCAGAGCGTAAAGCGAATGAATTGTTATGGAGTATGGAGTATGCTCCTGGTACTGATTATTATGGCAGACCACCAATAGTCAGTTGTCTTGGCAGTATTAAGGGGGATATTGGAGCGGTCAAGTATAACAATGCATTCTTTGACAATTATGGTATGCCGAAGTTTGCTATTACTGTTACTGGTGACTTCGCCGATTATGATGTTGAGCCTGATGACCCTGAGTATGATGTCACACAGACTCTTCGTTGGAAGATTGGTCAGCAAATCAAGGAAGTCATAAAGAACCCACACTCTGCGATTTGTATTACTATTCCGAGTGAGGGTGAAGAGGGTAATGTAGACCTTAAGATTACTCCATTGAGTGTGCAAGCGGAAGAAGGTCATTTCCGTATGTATCGTAAGGATACAAGGGATGAAGTATTGCACGCGCATCAGGTAGACCCAAGCCGTTTAGGCATCTTTGACTCAGGTAACCTTAACGGCAGCAACAGCGAGTCAACAATGGCAAGCTATAAGTATGGAACCATCGCTCCAATCAAAGCAGAGTGTGAAGCCTTAATCAATCAAATCGGTGCGGAACTTGGTTGCACTAGTTGGAAGTTCTGTATCGAGGAAGTTGCACCGATTGATTATACCAAAGACCTTGCCCTTGCCGAGTTCCTGTTCCAACGAGGAGCAATGACCATCAAGGAATTAATCGATAACTTCGGAAACAAATTCGGATTAACAATTGAAGACCCAGACGATTACTACCTGAATGCAAGATACCTAAACAATGTACCACTTGAGCAAGTATGGAATAATACCGAGAACAATCCAATGCTCGAAGTAGACTCAATCTTAGGCAGTTTGGAAGACCAATTATGGAATGATAATGAAGAGGTAGAGGATGACATTATCACAGAGGACCAAGAAACAGTTACTGGCAAGCCAAGTCGCATTGAAGCGAAGACAGAATAACGAGCAACGACTCGAAAAGGAATTAGGCCGTTTCTTCCGTAAGCTTAAAAAGAGTGTCCTGAACGAGTTAAATGAGTATTGGAGCGATTACCAATTACTCCAAGGCCAGGTTAATCTGATGCTAAGCCCAGTTCATGAAGCCCACAAGGAATACTATGAGA